GGTGGTGTGCATGGCGAAGAAGTCGGTCAAGTTGAGTGTCGGTCGCGGCGAGAAGTTGCCCGCGTCGCGTGGTGCTGGGTTGACGGCGAAGGGCCGTGCCAAGCACAACCGTGCGACTGGCAGCAACCTCAAGGCACCGACGAAGGACAAGGACAACCCGCGCCACAAGTCGTTCTGCGCCCGCAGTCGTTCGTGGACTGGCGAGCGTGGCAAGGCTGCCCGTCGAAGGTGGGGATGCTGACATGGCGAAGCGTTCACTCGTCGCGAACATCAACCGTCGCAAGCGCCTTGGGACATCGCGCCACAAGTCGAAGTCAACCGTGAGCGCGAAGTCATACGCCGCCATGAAGCGCGGCTGGAAGGGTAAGTGATGCCGAAGGTCGGAAAGAAGAAGTTCCCGTACACCGCGAAGGGCAAGAAGGCCGCTGCGTCCTACGCGAAGAAGACTGGCAAGGCCGTGAAGAAGACGAAGGGCTACTGATGCCCTTTGAGAGCGATCGCCAGCGCCGGTTCATGTACGCGAAGCATCCGAAGATCGCTGCCCGCTGGACGCGGGAAGCCAAGGCTGCGAAGCGATCGCCTGTGAAGAAGAAGCGGGGCAAGCGGTGATCGCTGCGGTTCTGGCGATCATCGGTTTCCAGTTGCTGATGGTCTGCATGATCATCCGCGAGATGCGAAAGATTTGACGATGCCACACGACTGGAAGGTCCACCACAAGACCCGGAACATCCACGTCGTGGAGATTGAAGGCGTTCGCCCGTCGGAGTTTGAGCATTGGGTGTTGCTGTCGAGCGACAGGCACCACGATTCGACCCATGCGGACTGGGATTTGGAGCGCAAGCACCTTGAGCAGGCCGTCGAGCGCAATGCGACGGTGCTGGACTGTGGTGACCTGTTCGACTGCATGGGTGGGCGTTGGGATCCGAGAAGTTCAAAAGGCGAGGTCCGCGCTGAATATGCGCTCGCCCCGGACTACCTCGATGCGATCGTGCGTGACGCTGCCCGGTTCTACGCGCCGTACGCGAAGCAGTTCGCGGCCATCGGGCGTGGCAACCATGAGACTGCGATCACCAAGCGCCATGAGGTGGACCTGACGGAGCGGCTGTGCGGTGCCATGTCGCAGATCAGCGGCATCCCCGTGATGGCGAGCGGGTACGGCGGGTGGGTGGTGTTCCGTGCGCGGGTGTGGGGTACGACGGAGGTGAACCTGCGGCTGCGCTGGTTCCACGGCAGTGGGGGTGGTGGCCCGATGAGCCACGGGGTCTTGACGACCCGCCGGATGGCGTCGTGGCTGCCTGACGCCGACGTGGTGGTGAGCGGCCACACGCACGATCACTGGCACGTCAAGTTGATGAGGGAGCGGCTGGTCACTGCCAAGGGTGACTACCGGATTGGTCTCACGGAGCAGCACCATGTCCGCACCCCCTCCTACAAGCAGGAGTGGAACGACGGCTGGGGTGGCTGGCACGTCGAGACCGGGAAGCCGCCGAAGCCGCAGGGTGCGATGTGGATGAAGTTGACGATGGCCGACACCAAGCACGATGGGATGCGGCTGATCGCGACGTTCACGGAGGCGAACTAAATCCATGTTGCGGCACGGGGCCGTGGCGTGTCGTTTGTAGAGTGATTCGGCCCAAGACGGGCGACCGCAAGCCGACGGGATCGGCGCAAGGAATGCGATGAAGAAGAAGACCGGATCGAAGAGTCGGATGACGAAGAATGTTGCTGGCAAGCGTGGTGTCCTCGCGACGGCCAAGCGCAGTGGCAGCAGCAAGGCCATGAAGGCGACCCGCGCTGCGGCGCTGACCGGCGGCGGTGCGCTTGGTGGCGGCCAAGGCGGCGGCCAAGGCGGCGGCCAGTTGCCCGGTGGTGGGGGCGGCAAGAAGTGATCGTCCGCGTCGGAGCCAACTACTTCCCTGTGGATGCGATTGACCGCATCTACGACCGTGGTGATCGCTTGATCGTTTGGGCGAGCGGCATGACGTACGAGGTCGCTGGTTCCGAACGCGATGCGGTGCTTGACCAGTTGAAACTCCTCATGCCGCGTGAGCATGTGGAAGAGTCGAGGGAGTTTGCGCCCGTGAAGGGCAGGAGGAAGTCGTGATGTACGGCAAGAAGAGTGGTGGATGCGCGTCGAGCCGCCGTGGCAAGAGCGGTGGCCGTGACGGTGCGAAGGGTGGCGGTTACGGCGGAGCCAAGGGTGGCGGCAAGGGCGGCCCGAAGGGGAAGAAGCGATGATGAAGTTCGATCTGGCTTCTCTGGTGCGCGAGATCGAGAGCGCGGAATCGTTCCGCGACACTCATCTTGTGGAGTGGAAGAGCCTGATCGAGCGTTTCCACGGGCCGTCCTACCGCGAGTCGCGGGAGCAAATGGACGACCCGGAGAACTTCATCCTTGAGTACATCGCCCTGTTGCTGCCCCGGATCGTGCATGACAACCCGACGGTGCGCGTGAAGAGCGCGAGGCCGGTCAGCCAGTCGGAGGCTGCCGGGGTGTTGCAGATCGGGATCAACCGGTGGTGCAAGATGGTCGGCGTTCGCAACACCCTTGAGCGGATTGCGACGGACATGCTGCTGGCCTACGGGGTGGCGCTGACCGTGAACGAGCCGCGCAAGGGCTATGTGACGAGCCTGACTGAGGATCCGTACCTGCCCCGGGTGTACCGGATCAGCCCTGACCGGTTCTTCATCGACCCGGCTGCCACGCACTTGGACGAGGCCCGGTACATGGGCCACTGCTGGATCACCGACCGCGACGACCTGCTCGCAAGTGCCGAGTCTGACAAGACTTGGGACATCGACGTGATCGAGCGCGTGGCTGCCAACACTGGGGTCAGCGATGTCCGCGACGACGTAGACATCGACCGCAACATCCCCGACCGCAAGGAGTTGGTGGTGTACGAGGTGTGGGTGCCTGAACTGCACGACGAGGCTGCGGAGTTGATCGACTCCGTGACGGATCGTGCGATGTTCAACGGCACGATCTACACGGTGGTGAAGGGTCAGGCCGAGAGCGGCAAGAAGGCGAACATGGGTATGGCCCGTGCGCCCCGTCCGTACTACGGGCCGAGGACCGGGCCGTATACGGTATTCGGTGCGTATACGGTGCCTGACGATCCGTACCCGTTGTCGCCGATCATGGCCCTGATGCCGCAGATCGACGACGTGAACATGCACCTGCGGAACATGCGGTACAGCGCCAGCGCGTACAAGCGCCTGCTGGCGGTGGACGCACGCAACGCCAAGATGGCACAGGACATCCGCGACCGCGAGGATCTCTATGTGGTGCTGGCGGACAACCTTGATCCTGATGCGCTCCGCACGATCGAGGTCGGCGGGATCACGGCGCAGCAGGTTCAGTATGCTTCGATGGCTCAGGACCGTCTGGACCGCGTGTCCGGCATCCACGACGCCATGCGCGGCAACGTGAGCGGCAACGCCACGGCGACCGAGGTGCAGGTGGCGGAGAGTTCCAGCGGCCTTCGGATCAGCCACCTGAAGCGACAGTTTCAGGAGTCTGTGAATCGGTGCCTCCGGTCGGTGGGCTGGTTCATGTTCTACGACGACAAGGTGGTGTTCCCGGTTGGCGAGGACGGGATTGCCATCATGGGCGAGCCGGAGCCGATCTTCTCCGCGATGGCGATGGTTGGGGTGTTTGACGACCTCGACATCGACGTGGAGGCGTACAGCATGGAGCGGGTCAGCGAGGGTCTGCTCCAGCGCCGGTCGGTCGAGTTGCTTCAGGTCATCGGCAACATCAGTCAGGCGGTGGTGGCTGCCCCGCATGTGGACTGGAAGCAGGTGCTGTCGGTGGTCGGCAACGCGATGAATATGCCCAATCTGGGCGACATGATCGACCTTCGGGCAGTGCAGCAGATGCGGGCGCAGGCCCAGCAGGCCGCCGCCGGCGCTCAGGGAGGGGCTTCCAAGCCCCGATCCATGCAAGAAATTATTTCAGAGGTTGAGGGCCGGCGCTGATGCCCATGTACCCTTTTATCGACGAGGCCACTGGCGAGACTGTCGAGTTGATGTACTCGATGTCTTCGGCTCCCAGCATTGGCACAACCGTCGAGGTGGATGGCCGTGTGTTGACGAGGGTAGTCGCTGACTACCAGATCGACCCAGCCACGAACCGCTCCCAGTATCCGTATGTGTCGTCGTCGCTACCTCGCAACCTTGAGGGATGCACGACGAACAGCCAAGGCAAGCCAGTGATCATGTCTCGTAGGCATGAACGTGAGGTGATGTCGAGGCACGGGTATGCGAAGGAGTAGGACAGCGTGGCTGAACCCAAGGACGGCGTGACCGAGGCAGAAGAGCCGAAGGTCGAGGCAGAGATCGAGAATCCAGTCGAGGCAGCGGCGGAAGAGCCTGTTGCTGATCCCGTGACGAGCGAACCCCTTGGTAGGGACGCAGACGACGAGGTCTTGGATCGACTGTTGGGCCAGTCGGAGCAGAAGGAGGAACCTGCTCCGGTCAAGCCAGATGCTGATCTCGATCGGGCATACCAGATTCTCAAGCGCGATGGTGTGCCTGATGACATCCTCAAGTCCGTGTCCAAGGACACGCTGATGGCGTGGGCCGGCAAGGCCGGCAAGCGTCAGACAGACGTGGATGGGTACGGCAAGAGGATGAAGGCGCTTGAAGCCGAGAATGCCCAGTTGAAGTCCGGGCGCAAGGCTGGCGACGAGGAGTTGGAATCCTTCGATGAGGAATCCGACAACCCGCGTGGCAAGCCGGATACGGACGACGACGACGCAGGATCGGACGAGGACTCCAAGGATCCGCGCTACACGGCGCTGTCCGAAGAGGTCTCAAAGTTGCGCCTGCAACAGCAGGAGCAGCAGTTGCGTGGGCTGCAAACCCAAGTCGAGCAGGCCATCACGTTCGTTCAGGGTCAATACGGGAACCCGGTTGACGCGAACGCGGTGCTGGCCGAAATGGATCGTCTTGGGCGAAGCAAGCCCGGTACCTACCCAACCATGATTCACTTGGCGCAGGAGGCTTTCGCCAACATTGCAGGTCCGGCCCGGGATCCCCGGCGCGTAGGACAGCCGACAGCACGACCGACCGTAGGCAGGAACGAGCGTCCCACGACGCCCGCCGACGCCGAGGACGCAGTTCTGGAAGCACTGCTTGAAGGGCGAAGCCTTTCCGAAGCCAAGCGACTGACACGAAAGTGAGCCACAAATGGCCGGAACCCCGATTCAGACCTTCAACGACTTCATGAATGCGACTGGTCCCACCTACCTGACCAGCGCCGATCAGGTGATCAACGAGGCCGTCAAGAACACCTACGCCTTCAGCCGCCTTCTCAAGGAGAAGACCAGCGAAGCCACGGTGCAGGGCGGCAACGAGATCCGCGACGTGATCATGTTCGATGACGCATCGACCTACGATCACTACCTTCCCAACGACACGTTCACTTGGCGCAACGCCAACGTGACCGACACGGTGCGTGCGCCGTGGCGCTTCTCGATCGACCACATGGCGTGGACCGATCACGAAGTGGAACTCAACAGCGGCTCCGGCTCGACCCGCGATTACGTCAAGGCGCAGTACAAGCGTCTGAAGCGGATCAAGGAACAGCGCATGTGGACCTCGCTGACCAACGGGTTTGAGAACGACCTGTGGGCGACTCCGTTCGGCAACTACTCCAACATGGAGGGCAACGCCGGCAGCCTGCCGTTCTCGCTCGCCTCGTTCATCACCGAAGCCCCGCTGCTCACCAGCGTCTTCGGCGATCCCCGTGGCGGCGCTCCGCTGGGCTGGACCAACGTGATGAATCTGGACCCCACCAGCGAGAACCGCTGGTCGAACCAGATCTCGTACTACGACCCCGGTGCAACGGACCCCAACCTCGCCCCCGTGACCAAGACGGGCATCGAGAACGTCCGTGACGGTTCGACGACCTACAGCGCCCGCATCGGCGGTCTGCTGCCGGCCTTCGACGAGATGTTCCTGAAGTTGGACTTCCGCACTCCGTCCACCCGGGCCGAGTACTTCGAGAAGCCCTCGATGAACCGCCAGATGATCCTCTGCTCGCGCATCGGGATCAACAACTACAAGCAGGCTCTGCGTGCCAGCAATGACACGCTGGTGTCGTATCAGGATCCGGCGTACAACGCGCCGACCTACAGCGGCATCGAACTGATGTACTGCTCCAACCTCGACACCGCTGCGATCTACCCCAGCGGTGCAACCGCACGCACCAACCACAGCACCAACATCGCTGCCGCAAGCACGACGGTCGGTGCCACCGAGGAAGGTGCGTCGGTCATCGACAGCGGAGCGCGTTACTGGTGGGTCAACGGCAACTACCTGACGCCGATCTTCCACAGCCGCCGCTACTTTGAGAAGCACGAAGTGCTGCGTCACCCCAACCAGCCGTTCACCTACGTTCAGGTGGTGGACTGCTGGTGGAACCTGTTCTGCAACAGCCGTCAGCGT